GATTATATTGAATGTTATCATGAAACATAACACCAGGCGGCATATACAATTTTATATCAATTGGATTTTCTAGGTACGCAGTTTTAAATCCTAGTAAACCAGTGTGTGCACCTTTTCTTCGATTGAATTTTCTATTTGCTTCTGCTACTGCTGCATTCTGAGTTGCACCACCTTCAAGTGCAGTGAAAGCAGACATGTCATTTTTTCTACGTGCTTGTTCTGCCGCGGCCGCCGCATCTAATCCACCTCCCATACCTGCATCTTTGACTGGAACTATTTTTTCATTTACACTTGCTTGATATAATTCATTAACTTGGTCTGTGGCATTTTGTAAAGGTGGTATAACTTCACGAACTCTGTATTGCATGTAGACAGGATAACTTTCGTCTACTGGATACTTGTAAGCACCTCCTGCAGTCCTATTAGCGATAGTTGAAGTTGCATCTTCAGCATCTAAAAAACCTTTTTTGAATGGATCAGTCGCATTTTGTCTGAAAGTATCTAACGCATCAGCGGCAAATTGGTTTAGATTTACTACCATGTTATTTCCTTGATAAATAAAATTTATGTAATCCTATTTATAACGAAACTATGGCATATTCTGGAAAATACAAAGTAAGAAATTTAAAGAAGTACCGAGGTGATCCTGACAAGGTGACATACAGATCTCACTGGGAAAAAGAATGTTTTCTCTGGTGTGAGAGAAACCCAAAAGTAAAGTACTGGTCTTCTGAAGAAACTGTCGTTCCATATCTTTGGGACGTGGATAAACGTATGCACAGATATTTTGTTGATTTAAAAATTACATTCGAAGCTGGTAATACAATACTAGTTGAAATAAAACCAGAGAAAGAAACAGAACTTCCTAAAAACCCCAACAAGTCTAAACGATACATTGGTGAAGCAATGACATACGTAAAGAACATGAACAAGTGGGAAGCAGCGAACGATTATGCGAAAGACCGTGGATGGGAATTTCAGATCTGGACTGAGAAGACGTTGAAGTCTATGGGAATACTTAAAGAGTTCAAGAAGACTAAGAAACTAAAACCTTTGAAACCTTTTCGAAAAAAACCTAAAAAATAGTTATAAATAGTGTTATGTCTAATTTATTTGCCAAAGTAGAACAAGAAGCATTTCGTGCAGGGATTACCCCACGAACTAAACAATCACGTGCTTGGTTTCGTAGTAAACTAGCATCGATGGGTAAAGTCAATAGAAATACATTAATGCGTGATGAACAGGTGAAACTGGTAAACAAGTCACAACCTCTGATTGGTTCTATGAACATGTTCTTTTACGATCCCAAACATAAGAAGACGTTACCCTACTACGACAGGTTTCCTCTTTCAGTGATAGTTGGGCCTGCAGAAGGTGGGTTCTATGGATTGAATCTACACTATCTTCCTCCAGTATTGAGAGCAAGGATGTTAGACGCACTGATGGACATAACTAATAACAAAAAATATGATGACAGTACAAGGTTCGAGTTATCTTATAAAGTATTAACTGCTACTGCCAAACTAAGATTCTTTAAACCGTGTTATAAACATTATTTGTTTGCACATGTAAAGAGTAGACTTGCGAGGGTATCCGCACCTGAATGGGAAATCGCAACGTTCTTACCGACTGCAGATTTTGAAGGTAGTAAAAGTAAAGTATATTCAGATTCTAGGAGTATGATTTAATGGCAAGTGTTGATACGTTAAAAAGTTTAGCATCTGCTAAATTAGGATTTGCAAGGACGAGTAACTTTCTTGTAGAGTTACCAACCATTGGTACTAACAGTCTATTAAGTAGAATTGCATCACTTGGTGGTAATGAGTTGAATATACTATGCAGTAATGCATCACTGCCGGGAAAACAGATTCTAACTCATGATCGTAGAATAGGATTAGAGTTTCAAAAGATTGCTTATGGTTATGCAGTTGATGACGTGACGATGACCTTTTATGCACTCAATGATTATGGAATAAGAAAATATCTAGACAGATGGATGTCTACAATGGTTGATGAGGAGAACCACATAGCAGGATACAAAAATGATTACCAGAGAGATATCCGTATCCATCAATTAAGAAAACCTATAATAAATAAAAACATCGATGTCGGGCCTGCGTCTATAAACGTAGGATTGGGTGGTGGTACAGTGTACTCAGTGCTTTTGGTTAATGCATTCCCAACAACCGTAAACTCGATTGAATTGAACAATGAATTGGATGGACTGGTGCAAGTGACTGCACAGTTCTCATATACAAGATGGAAAGCGATTGACGATCCACAAGGATTCATCTCTGTTAGTGGTGGATTTGGATCTATATTATCTTAGGAGTAAATTATGGCATTGCCAAAACTGAATGATATGCCGATGTATTCGGTAACTATACCATCATTAAATCAAGAAGTAAAAATAAGACCCTTTGTAGTAAAAGAAGAAAAAGTTTTATTGATTGCTATGGAGTCAAATGATCCTAAACAGATCGCCATGGCAATAGTTGACACGATAGTTTCTTGTACGGATGGAAAGATTGATCCGAACAAACTAACCGCATATGATGTTGAATATGTCTTTATGCAAATCAGATGTAAGTCTGTAGGTGAAACTTCTGATTTAAGAATTAAATGTGACAAGTGTGAAGAACAAAATGATGTCACCGTAAATATAAATGAAATAAAAATTAATAAGGAAGTCCCAGAAAAAATAATAAAGTTAACAGATTCTATTACTGTAGAAATGAAAGTACCTTCGTATCTGGAGGTAGCAAATAATGATAGAGTTGTAAGTAATGAAACAACTACTATGGATCAGATATTTGGTATTATCATTCAATCTATAGATTGTGTCATGACAGAAGATGAAAGAATTGATTTTAAAGAAATACGATATGAAGAAGCAGAAGAGTTTTTAGAATCTATGAACCGTGAACAGTTTGCTAAAATACGTGAGTACATGGAAAAACAACCAACACTAAAACATAGTATTGAGTTTGATTGTACTAGTTGTGGTAAACATAATGATATTACCTTGGAGGGGTTACAGGATTTTTTTTAATTAGTCTATCTCATACCAGTTTGATGGTGCATTACAAAACAAATTTTGATCTAATGCAACATCACAAATACTCACTAAATGAGATAGACATGATGATGCCGTGGGAAAAAGAAGTTTACGTTAATATGTTGATTAATTATATAAAAGAAGAAAACTTAAAGATGGAAACGCAAGGAAGATAAAATGGCAGAAACTTTAAGAGATGTCATAAAAGAACTGAAAATTGGTCGGCAACAGGATCAGTTTCTCGCTGAAAATAGACAGAACCAAGACGAGGCAATTCAAAAAGAACTTGCCGTTTTAAATAAAATGTTTGGTGCGTTCTTTGCTCAACAAAAACCTAGTGGTGATGATCTAGAAGAAAAACGTGAGAAGAGAGAAAAGAAAGCAGAGAAACAAAAAGCAAGTAACGGCCCAAGTAATTTTAAAGATGGTTTCTTTCAAGGTACTGGATTAAGTGGTATATTAGGAAAGGTAAAAGACCTTGCAAGTTCTGCACTAGCACCTTTTGCAGGTGCATTGGGTGGTGCTTCACTTGGTGGTCTCATGGGTAGAGCACTTGGTATGACTTTCATGGGTGTCATAGGTGCAGTTCTTGGTGCAGCGTTTCTAGACAAATGGGTTGATCCATTAGTAGATAAGATTACTGGTGATGATGCTACAGTAGATACTATGTTCGGTGAGATTGATATATCAAAAATAGTATCTGGTATTGGTGGTGCGTTAGGTCTTATCTTCGGCCCAAAACTAATAGGTGCAGTCGTAGGATCTTACTTTGCAGATATAGGTGGTAAAGAAGGTGCAGGAAAATATAGATTGATGTTCCTAAGAAGATTTGGTCTTGCAGGATTAACGCTTGCACTGGCAAGTTTCGCAGGTGATTACATAAATGGACTAGGTGGGCCTGAAGGAATGGGAAGTGCCGTATCAACTGCATTAAGTGCGGCAGGTGTTGGAGTTATGCTTCTAGGAGGTAAAGGATTAATTATAGGTGCTCTTGTAGGTTTTGCTATTGCAGGTATAAGAGGATTGTTTCGTTATCTCAATGATAGAGGTAGAGAAGCAGAAGAAATAGTTGTAAACAGAGTAAAAGAAAACACAGATCAAGTATTTGATGATTTAGCAGCGGGTGAAATAGACGCGGCGAATAAAAAAGCAAGACAAATCATGAGTGATATCCGCACGATGGATTATAATATAAGGGCAGGAACTACTTACATTGATGAGTTAGAACAAAAATTCGCTATGGAACAAGCCGCTAAAGCGGCAAGAGCATCACACCAAGCAAGTGGTCACTTAGGTGGAGTAGATGAAGCAAATGCTCAGATAATGAATCTGTTGGGACAAAGAGCAGAAACTGTTAGTAATGATGCATTTATGGTAGCATTAAGAGAAGCAACAGAAGGGATGTCTGCAGATGACGTAATGGGTTTCTTAACTAGAGCGCCAGGCGAAATTATGTCAGGTATGGTTGCGGATGAAGATCAATCAAGATTGATTACGTTTATTGGAAACAACTTTGATATGTTATCTAAAACATTAGGTGATCAGGCATTCCATAGATCTGAAGCAGAACTCATGGCACAAAAAAATGCATCTGCTGATCAACATGCAAGATCAATGCTTGAAGTAGTAGATAACAATACTGGTGTTATGGATGGATTAAGTTTTGTTCTACAAAGAATGATAGATCAACACGAGATCACCGATAAAAGTTTACTAGGTAGACTAATTGGAACATCAGCGGAAAGAGACATACCAATAGAAGCAAAAGGTATGGGTGCTACTCCCACTATGAGTGCAGTAGATGCAAGAAACCAGTCCTCACATAACACATCGCATATTACGAATATGAATCTGGGACTGGGTTCTCAAGACAAATCTTTATTTGATAGAATACTAACCGATTAGTCTTCGTTTGCTAACTTAGCAAAGTATGACATTGTGTCATCATCTTCACTGGTGTCAGCGACTTCCTCTTTAGTGATAGGTGGTACAACTTCGTATGTCGCAGGTTCGTTCATCTGAACTTCCTCTTTCATAGTAGGTGCACCTGCAGTTGCTTCCTCACCAAGAACACGCATCAACTTTGCTTTGAGTTCATCGTATGACTTGTAGTTCTTTGGATCGGTAAACTCACCGAGGTTATGTAGTTGTGAATAGACTCCTTCCAGTCTGGAGTCATCTCCATCATGTAATGCAGATGGTGTAGTAA